AAACTTTCCCACCAGCTTTATTCCATCTTTTTATTTGTGCTGGCACATCATTCCAATCTGGGTGTGAACTATTTAACACTTTTAGTAAAGTTGAGCTTTTTAAATTAGCTGGTCCAAGATTAAACACCCATGAAACCATAGCGTCAAATTCATTTTGTTTTAAATCTTTTTCAACCAAGTCATTTATGTAGCCTTCATACTCTTCCATTTCGTGTAATAATAATTCATCAGCTTCTTCTTGGGTAATAGTATCACCCTCTTTTACACCTTTAGTTGAGCCGTAGCCTATTGTCCATACACCTGCCGCACATTTATAAGCTTCAAGCTCACAACCCTCAAATTTTTTAATAAGGGATAAACCCTCTTGTGATATTTTCATATTACTCCCCTTTATCGTTAGTATGAGACGCTCCAAAATAGAACGAAATAATTGCACTCGCTAATCCTCCTAAATACCCAAGCACTAAGTTTATAAGTGCCTCACTGTTTTGCTCTGGTGGTTGTAAAGTTACTAGAAATATATAACCTAAAAAACCACCTATAGTAAATAAACCTATAATTCTTGCAGTCCAATCTTTACTAAACATACCTCTAGCATTTTGTTTATCTGCTACTTCTAACTTAAATACATCAACGTCAAGTTCTTTCATTTGTATTTCAAACTGTTGCTCTGCTTTTTTAAGTTCTAACATTTGTTCTGGAGTAGCGTTTTCTATGGCTTTTTGTATCGATTTTTGATCATTAGGTACGCCTAATACTTCTGATATCATATTCGCAGCCATGCCACCCATAGGACCACCTAAAGCTGTTCCTAATGTTGGAGCTACTGCTCCTACTATATTTTTTAATAGTCCTTTCATATAATCACCGTAGTTACTACCGCTATCGTTAATGCACCTATAAAACTAAATACGCCGAACGTAGCCATTTTTATAGTACTGTTTATAGAGGTTATTTCTTGTTTAATATCAGCAAACTCATTGAAAGCAGTTTTCCAACGTTCTGCGTTTTCTTTTTTAGATACTGCAAGGTCTGCAGCTACATCTTGAACACTTAATCTTTTCTTCATATTCACACCGTGTATATCGTCAAAGATTCTTTTTTACCTTTAACTTTGATTGGTTTTAATAATTTTAACTTAAAATTACAACTTTTTTTAGTATTTTCTCCTATTATTAAATCAACACCTACTTCTTTAGTCGCTGACTCAAGTCTAGCAGCAGTGTTAACAGCGTCACCTATAGCACTGTAATCAAATCTTGTGTCGCTTCCCATGTTACCTATCACCGCTTCTCCAGTGTTAATTCCTATACCTATAGCTACACCTATATCAGCTTTTTCCATATCTTTTATTATCTTTATAGCAGTTTTAATAGCTCTATTCTCATGGTCTGGTAGGTCTATAGGTGCATTGAATATGGCCATCATAGCGTCACCAATATATTTATCTACCATACCACCATACTCTTTTACAGCATTTGATTGTATAGTTAAAGCTTTATTCATAATTTCTGTAACTTGTTCTGGTTCTAGTTTTTCTGATAAACTTGTAAAACCTCTAACGTCTGTAAATAAAAAAGTACAAACTCTTTTTTCACCACCTAATTTTAATAAACTAGGATTATTTTGTAATAATTTTACTTGTCGTGGATCAAGGTAGTGTTCAAACTGTTTTTTAATAAGTAAACGCAGTTTATATTGTTCTCTAAATCTTAGGTAAAAAGCTGTAGCCCCTACTATGAACTGACTTATAAGTGCCCAAGTAACGTCTATAAGCATACCTTTACTAATTAAATAATACCCGCCTAAAGCCGTTACAGACGCTGTAAGGACTCCAGAAACTAAACCCCACGTTATACCTAAATAAAATAATAAAAGCCATACTAACGTTACTGTTACTATTAAAGTTAATAGTTCTACAGCTAACGCCCAATCAGGTATATAAGGACTGTTTTGTATTAATATACTTTCAGCGAGTGCTGCTTGTATTTTATGAGGCTCAAGTAAACCAACAGGCGTAGCTACTTGTGGCATCACACCGTTAGCCGTTACACCTACGAATACAAACTTACCATTTACGTTCATTTCTTGTAAATCAGTTTCTTCTGTTTTTACCCAGCTTATCCACTTACGACCTAAACTGTCTGTTTTAACTGGTGGTAGCCCCCTGACTGCTATCTCTTGTATGCCATTTTCGTTAGTGGTTATTATGTACGTAGGCGTATTAGTAAGAGTTTTTAGAACCTGCGTCCCAAAAGAAGCTGACCAACCATCAGGCGTTTTAAACAACAGGGGAATCTTCCTAACTAATTGATCAACTTCTACGGGAGCTATAGCCATGCCCTGTAAAATATTATCGTATGCTTTATAATTTTCTTTTACTCCACTAACTGATATGCCACTTACGTCTGAACCTTTTATAACTGTGCCTGTGGTTTTAGGGTAAATATTATTAGGAGTTTCAAAAGTAGCTAATACACTAGGAGCATACCCTAAACTCGCAGCAAACCTAGAGTCACCACCTAATCTATCGGCTTGAGGAAAACTTATTACCCAACCTACACCTAAAGCACCTTTCCCTAATATTTCAAGCTGAATATCTGCTAATCTCTCTCTAGGTAAAGGGTATCCTCCCTCACGTTCTATATCTTCTTCAGTTATATTTAATATAGTAAAATTACCACTAGGCTCAGGGGTTTTTATTAAATAGTCAAAAGTTTTTAACTTTAATATTTCTGTTGGTGTAGTTTGAAATATTAACGGTAAGCTCAATAAGATTATTATAGGTAGTATAATTTTTTTCATATCAATCGCTTTGTTTTATGGTTATTACTGAATCACCGCCACCGTTGATTTTTACCGTGTTTGATACACCATCTTGTATAAAAATAACTGTGTAAGCATTATCAGTTTGAAGATCTAATCTTACACTTTCACTTACTTTTCTTTGTAGAGTTATAACACTGTCCTGTATAAATGTAGTTATTTGTGTTTCATTATCCTGTCCAAAATTAGTTCCAGTAACCCTAGTAACAGTAGTTTGTGCAAGTTGTTCCTCATCTTGATCTACTGCTAGGGCATCGACAACTTTAAGTAAATCTTCTAAAAAATTAACATCTAAATAATTTATGTCTAGCTCTGTAAACTCTAAACTAGATTCATCTAAAAAATCTTCTGCTAAATAATCTATATCTAGGTCATTGAAATCTAAAAAGTTATTAGCATTGACTGTACTTGATTCTTCTGTTATTACTTGTTCCTCTTTAGGTGGTGTAACAATTAACATATTATCTATAATATCTAAAGTTAAATCTAAAATTACTGGTTTAGTAGGTGCAGATTCAAACACATTAACCGTAGTAGCTTCATAAGGCTTATTGAGTATAACTGTACCCATAGCCGTAACTACTTCTATTTCACCGCTGGAGAGTCCTAGAGCGTCTGGGAGAAGTATTATCAAACTTCTACCTAACTCATCAACAGTAGCTGTAAAATCTGTACCACGTATGGCTATGTTTGCTGTGGGTGTTTTAAGTTGTATGTTTTGTTTATCTATACGGTTTAGATTACCAGTGATAAACCTAGCTGTACCCAAACCAAAAGTAAGAGCCATTTTGGCTTTACTAGGGTCAGGGTCATAGATATACTCATCTATAAGAAGTTGTGAGTGTTCGGTGAGCCTTACTATTGACTTATCAAGAAAGGTGATAGCCATTCTGCCGTTAGTAGTAATAGCCTCATCATTGCTTTGTACAGCAAATTTTAAATTAGCGTCGTAAGGTTTATCTCTTACTATTTGAGCAGAGCCGTTTAGCTCAGAAATATCACCTATATCAACAGCTTGTGCCTGTACCTTGGTCGTTTTGAATGACGCAAACAGTACCGTTACTACCGTTAGAAATAATTTTGAGCCAGTCATTATCTTGTGTACTCGATTGTGTAATATTAAAAGTTCTACTATTACCAGTTTGATCTAAATAAAAGTAACCACCAGCATAACCAGAGCCTGTAAAGTTTAAAGTATTACTATCACCGTCAACATCTACATAGTTAGTAGCACCGTCATAATTTATATCAAAATCAAAAGTATTACCGTCACCGTTGACAACCCAATCTAAATCTAACGTAGCAGCAAGAGCACTAGTACCGTGATCTAAAGTAAAGGTGTTAGTACTACCTGTAACATCAACGTTATAATCTGAACTATCTATACCGTAAGTATCAGTAGGGTCGCCCTGTATAGTAAAAGTATTACTATCACCGTCAAACTCAAAAAAGCCTGTAATAGTATCTCCTAATATATCACCAAGAAATTTGTTAGTGTCACCTAATTGATTTATATCAAGTGTTAAACTTAACCCATCTAAGTCTAAAGCAGTTAAACTACCTGCTGCAGAATTTAATCCACCTATTATATTCCCAGAACCTAATTGTTCTAAATCTATATTAGCTGTTGCTCCACTCTGATCAACATATATTTCATTATCAGCCCCGTATGTCGTCGACGCAGTCAACATCACAATCAGGCTTATCAATATCGATTGTTTCATATTTTTCCTCCCAGAAACCTTTATCATAACCTATTTTTATGATTTCTAAAACTCCTGTCTCTATAGCTCTTAAAAGTGCTAGTGTAGTAATTTCATTTTCAGTATCACCCATCTCTATTTCTACTAACTCTGTACCTACTTCTATAAATCTAAATACGTCTTGAGATTGACCATAACTATATATCTCTTTACTAACTAGTACGTCTATAAGAACTTCGCCCGTAGCCACGCTAACCATACGTAATGATATCGTAATATTATCTATACGGTACAGTTTACTGGTGCCTATACCTAAATATCTAGCTCCTATACCACCGCTTTTAGTATTAGTGTCATAACCTATAACAGCACCCTCTACTAAAACACCAGCAAATAATAAAGGCATAAGAGGTTTAGCTCCATCTTTATCTTCATTTTGCTCTCTAGCTGAACGTATAAGTTGTCTTTCCTTAGTTAGATTATCAAGCCCAACTCTTTCAGCAACTCTAAAAAATTTACCATTAGAGGCGTTTTTTAATGAACGTATAAGTAAATGATTAGGGGCTTGGGTTAAAGCTGTGCTAAATAAAGCGAACTCACTATTGCTTTTACGTTGTCCTGTTTGGTCTGTAAAACTATTAGGGTAAACTGCTACTACTATAGGCACTTTAGGCTGTGCTATATTTAAAAGCTCAATAGACTGTGCCTTTAAAATACTAGGTAAAGTTTCTGCGTTGGTAAGACTACTATCTATAGGGTTTATGCTACAACTAGAAAGTAAAATTACCAATGGGTAGAGATATAGTCGTAACATTGCCATCACTATCGGTTATTGTTAAAGTTATTATTCCGTCTACTACACTATATTCAATAGTGTTCCCCTCTAAACTTAAAGTGCCTTCTGTGCTAGGTGTTTCACCAAATAAATTCTCTACTAGCTGTCTCGAAAGTTGAGCATATATACGACTCTCTAAATTCCTAATAAAACGAGCGAGTGTTGTATTTTCTTTATCCCTTTCTATTTCATCTTGTAAAGCTTTTATTTCTGCTTTGAGTGCTTCTTTACGGTTAAATTCTTGGTTCTCAATCGTCAAGTAATGTGAACTAGTATTTATACCACTAAAACTAGGATTTTTAAATTTAAAAGTTATCGTATCTGCCCATAAAGGGTTAGTTAATATTAAAAGAAAAAACAAAACACAAAGCAGTCCTGCGATTCTATATATCCAAATATTATTGTCAATCTTTTCTCTGATCATCTCTATCCGCCTTCGCTATTTTATTACTATCTATTAATTGTGGTACACCTAGTATAGTCTTGATAAGTGTATCTTGCCTAATAATTTCATTATCTAAACTACGTACTCTATCTATCAACGCTACTAGAATACCGTGCTGACTATCAAGTTTAGTGCCTAGCCTTTCTTCTATTTGTGCTATTTGACCTTCAACTTTTTCGTCAACGGTATCTAGCTTGGTTTCCATACCGTCAACTATACGCATGATAAGTTTATATATAAACCAACCTAAACCTAAAGCTGCAGCTATGGGGAATCCAACCTCTTGTATAACAGTGACGGCTGATTCCATCAATAATCACCCCAAACTTTAGTTTTAGTTCCTCCGTGATACTCAACTGCATGCCCTTCATCAATTAACATTTGACAAATATCATTGCCATCTTCTGTGTAAGGTATGCCTAATATACGACCATATTTACCTTTGCCTAGTGATTTTACTTTTATACTCCCTATACAAAGTTCTTTAAGTCTTTCTTTAGCAGCAAGACCTAATTTCTTTTCAGCTAAATCCCTAGTTCTGCTTTCTGGTGTATCAATACCAGCTAACCTAACACGTTGTTTATGTAGTTTTACATCAAAACCTAAATCTAAACAACAATCAAAAGTATCACCATCCACTATACGTTCTAACGTAGCGTTGTAAACAAAAGCGTCTGGTGATTTAGCCATTATTTTTTAGATGTTTTTTTAACTCTTTTAGTAGTCCAAGCTTCATTGACATCTGGTGTAGATTTATCATCAGCTACAAACTTGCCTTTTTTAGTTCTAGCTCTTACTTTTACTTCTTCTGTACCAGTAAGATTACCCCACAATCTTTTAAAAAAACTCATTTTACATCCTCACTATCTGTAGCGTTTTGTATTTCATCAGTTTGTTCATCTACATTTTCCTA